ATAGTCGATTAATTGAGTGTCGTTATATTAGTTCTCAGAAAACTATTATTATTAATTTAGATCAAACGACTTTAGGTCAGTTCCCATGTGTAAACCTTACCTCTAATAATAATAGTTTAAGGGAATATAATTATCGAGTTGTTGACGGGTTGCCTTATGCCCAAATGCCCTACGAAAAAGATCAGAATAAAAACTTTTATTTAGGTGTTGAGTTAGAGGTTAACAAGTCGAGCCGAGCCCCTCGACAAATAGTCAAGATGTTAGAAGAAAAGATTTTAACGGGTACGGCTATTTGTAAGCGTGACGGTTCTCTAGGTACTAAAGGTCTTGAATTAAATATTGTACCTATGACTTTAGACTATGCAAAATCAACTGACTATTGGTTTAACTTTGAGAAGAATGTTAAAGACTATTTATATAGTTACCGAGATAAAAAAACGGGCGTTCATGTTCATGTCCCTAGACACTTGTTTACTCGTTATCAAATCGGGCTAGTCGGTCAGTTTTTAAACTTAAAAGATAACTACAAATATGTTTGCGAGGTTGCAGGGCGTGATCTTAACAAAGACACGGGATATTGCCGAGCCGATCACTCTTTAACGATTAAAGATTTTAGATATGAAACTGATCGTTATTCAGCGTTGAATACTATTCCTAGAAAGACAATCGAATTTAGATTGTTCAAGGGTAATATTTCAGCGACTACTATTTATAGGTATTTAGAGTTTGTTCATGCGTTGTGTACGTTCGCACGGTCTAACTCTATGAATAGTAAAACACATCACAACGACTTTAAAAAATGGGTAGCAATCAACAAAGCTGATTATCCTATTTTAAATAAGTTTCATTTTAGAGATAGCAAAGCACAATCTCGAAAAGTGGAAAGTTTTAAAGTTCAGTACAACAGAAGATTTAGAGATATTTCTTTTAACGTACCTACTTTGAAACTAGCCGAGCCGTTAAGAATTAGACGTGTTCGGGCTATAAGAACCCGTGACTTACCGAGTTCTTTTCAATCAACAACTATAACCAATGAGGTCAATAATGGATAAATCTAAAGGATATAAAAGAATAAAAACTGTTAATTATACAGTGACGGAAATTATACGACCGTTGAAAAAAGAAAAAAAAGAAGTTCAACTGTCGTTCCCTTTTCCCGAGTTGAACGGTCAAGGCGTAAAGGCAACATCTAAACCCGTTATACGTTCAATACACACCACGTTAAACAACTCAAATATTAAATAGAATAGCATCTATTTATTTTATGACTTGTCGATTATGTCCAAAGTTCTCGACAAGTCATAACGACTTAAAGAAAAAAAACAGATACGCCCTGTAACTTTCATAAGCCCAAACAAAACCCGATCAACTCGTTAAGTATTGCTTACAAAGTATATACAATCCTTTGTGGCGTTTATTGTCGTTGTTAGCTATTTGCAATTTGCTCTTTTAAAGTACACGCTGAGGTTGTACGGGGGTTTTTTGACAGTGAACGTAAACAAGATACCCTTTCAGATTTTTTCAACAAAACAAAACCGTTGCAACTGTGCAACTAACGAGTAGTAGTTGTCGTTAACTCTGTACGTCAACACTAGCTTATTTAAGATGTATTGAAAACTGTGTCTACCGTGTCTACCAAAACCACTACATCTAGTCTCTCAGCTGGTATACACTATGAGATAACCTAACGATATTATCTAATAGTATATCTAATAGATATAATACTAATACTAATACTATAGATATAATACTATAGTATTAACTATAGGGAGATAAACGCAGTAGTTGTATGTCTTTCCTAAATCCATGTGTTTCCTCTAGTCCTATTTCCTAAAGTTCCATCTAAGAACTTCTCTAGGTCTTTCTTTAGGAGATCCTCTTTATGATCCTGTAAAGAAGTCTCTGCGTCAGTAGCCATTTGTTCAACCCAATAGGCAACAGCTATAGACAAAGCATCTAGTCGGTCATCATTTCTTAAGGCTCCCCTATCTTTAGTTAGCCTAGTCAATTGATAAAACAATTGATAATTAGGATCCTTAGTATCAAAGTCTTTCCTTATTAACTGTGGAGATACAACGAGCCTATGTTGGTTCATCACAGGTTCTAAGGTATCAACAATCCTCAGTTCTTTTTGTTTGGTATGATTAACTTCTTCTATAGTCACGGGATAATACCTTTGGACTACAGGTTTTAGTAGCTGTGTAAACATACCGTCACCAAAGTTACTCTCAACGATAATCATGTTAACTTTAGTGTCCCTAGCTAGTGTAGCAATTTTAGTTAGATTGCTTTCTGTGTACCCACCACTTAACCCCGTGCATTCTTGCACAAATAGATTACCACCTAGCTGTTTTACTATGGCAATCGCCAATTCATCTTGACCTCGACCAGCAGGATCAATAGACATTACAGATCCTTTATAGTCTCCAAATTCTTCTGACTTAAACATGGGTTTATAATATTTGTCCCCCGTGAAACCTACTGACGGTAAGTCTTCACAAACATACTCAGGACTACCTGCCCAAGCTATTTTTGCAGGAGCTATATCATTATTAATATCCATTACTACTAAATCACTTAACTTCAGTGGGTATCTTTCTTTATCTGATAAAGTAGTATCAAGCATAAACTGTAAGGCAAAGCCACTACGTCCATAACTTGCTTCTCTTTCTTTTAACTCTAGATCATTAAATCTTTCGGGATCTATAGGATCTAACTCATCAAACTTCTCGGTATCAATAAATGGTGCTAGTTTGTGTTCGTACCTAGAAAGCTTTAGAGCTTCAGGCATACGAGCAGTCCATATTCTAGTTTCATATCCTCTTGCAGGTAAATCATTATACACCGACATATCTGATTGTGGTGTACCTAAGAATACGATTTTACCCTTTGGAGATAAGACGGCTTCAAACTCTTTAACATTATCTGTAAGTTTATCTCTCATACTTTGAGTTAAACTGTTGTTTAAACTTTCGCAGTCATCAGAGATTATAAAGTCGGCTCTAGATCCTGTAAGCTGACCTGTGATACCAACAGACTTCACTGATGGAGAGTGTGCTGCTTTAGCAGGTGCTACATCGAATGAAACATTACTTCCCCGTTGATCTGATCTTGGGGCCAAATGCTTTAGTATGTCCATCTCAGTAATTAGTCTTTTAGTAAATGTACTAAAGTCATCTGCTCTAGTTTTACTTGCAGATACTACTAGAAACTTTAAGTCAGGGTTTCTAAGTAAATTCCAACAGACAAAAGCACTACAGATCCATGACTTACCTATTCCTCTAAATGCTTGAATAACAGCACGTCTAGGTGCGTTTTGTAAGTAATTCGCAATATCAAATTGCACGGCACTTGGACTAGGCAGAGACAAATGTCTCCAAGCCAAATACAAGAAATTTCTAAAATCTTGGGTTATTTCTTTCATATTATACCCTTTAAACGCCACTAGAGGCGTGTAGATGAGTCTTTATTGCTTAATGTCTCCTTTACCTTGTATCACATCAGAGATCTTAAAAGGGAGCTCCTCAGCTAGTTTTCCTATCGAGTTAGTATCGGTAGGGACACAATCTATATTATTATCCTTTAAGAATTGTCTAGCAACATTAAGATCCGAAGCTTTTACTTCGGGATCCCTGATTTTCTCTAGGAGAGTATCAGTTAGTTTACTATGTAATTCAGTTAGTTTTTTTTCTGTTTCTTTACTCATAATTAGCAGTTCCATTTTCTTAAGGCTAAAGCCTTTCTTGTTGGTCTTCCTTTACTATCTTTCATTGGCCCTTTTACTCCGCCCATCCGAGCACAGAAGCTCTTTTTTCTTCCAGCAGCTCTAGATCCTGCTTTTGGATTTCCTGTAACAGGAGCCTTGAGGTTATGGCCTTTAGCTTTAAAGTAAGCTCTGCCTCTTGCGTTTAATCCACCACTAGGGTTTTGATGTGCTTTTAAAGTCATTTGCTAGTTAGTCTATCCATGTGGTTATAAATTCTTCCTATTTGTTTATCTATTGACATAATTTCTTCTGTGAGCATTCCTAGATGAACTTGAAGTTCTACAATTGTCATAAGAACGTAAGAAGATAATCCTAAAAGTATAGTTCCTAATAAAGGTAATACCCATTGATTTTTTTTCATTTAATGTATTTACCTTTGTTAGTACCTTTTTTGATAAGATACCCTCTAGTGCCATTACCATTAATTTCTACTTCTTTTCTTAGATGCTTAAATACGTTTTTTTCTTTTAATTCTTTTTCAACTCGTTTTTTAAAACTCTCTAAAATTTTTGTATCTCGCATATGCTAATCTCCACATACACAACCAAAATCTTTTTTACATTTAGGACATTCAGTTTTCTTTAAAGGTTTTTTTATTTTTCTAGGTTTAGGATATGAAAAAGTAACTACATCATTTAACATAGCACATTGTTTGTCCCACCAACCAAAAAACCAATAACAGAATTTATCAATCACACTATTATTGCAACCAGTAAAGCCACACTCATAATAACAACAAAAACTTTGTGGTCATTCCATAAATGTTTTAATTTATATTTAATCATTTGTTTCATTATTTCTTTCTTCCCTTAAATATTTGCGTCCCTTTAATTCCATAGATGCTCGCAACGACAAGGATCCAGAGATTTGTGAACCAGCTTGGAAGCTGCTGGAATTGGTCAAAGAACATTTTTATCTTTTCTGATGCTGCTGGATCATCCGAGAAGACCCCCCAAGCAATCACCAAAATTGGCAACGTGAGAATTATCAAAACGGCCTCGTCTTTCCAGTCCGATTGTCGGGCTTCTAAAAGTTTGCCAGAATATTCTATTTCCCCTTTAGCCATTTTTTCTGCGTGAGATGCCTGAGCATTAGCCATCATCATTTTAGTTTCTTGTTTCTTTTTGTAGATATGCGTTCCAGCATTCATTGCTAATTTTATTGCACTAAGCCACACGATATTTACCTCTGTTTAATCTTTTTGATGTTATTCTTAAATTTGATCTAGAGTTATTTCTTGGGTTTTTATCCCTATGATCTATGTCTCTACCATCACCTTTAGACACAGCACCTAACGCCATTAACTTACGTCTAGCTCTGTTTCTAGATGCTCGATCTAATTTTGATTTAGAAGAAGATTGATACTTTCTATATTCTTCTCTGTAGTTTCTACTAGCCATATTTCTTTTTAGGGAAACCTGCTTTCATTCTTGCGTACGCTTTTGGCGATACTGTACTTTTAGATTTTGGTCTAGAAGTACCTGCTTTTTTTCTAGCATTAATGTTAGCGTATAGTCCACGTTTTGCCATTTAACTCTCCGTTACTGTTGTTGGTTTACACATAAAACTAAAATACATTTTATGTTCGTTTACTTCTTCAATACCTAGTTCTTGTGTTAGTCTTATACTTTCGTTGTAGCCTCTTATCATACAATCATAATGTGAATTTAAAATTGCAGTTTCTTTAGGAGGCATACATTGGTTAGCCGTAGCCGAACACATAATCATTATTAAAACTAATTTCACTTTTTATGATGTCTTCTTTTTGATTTATTCATCATTGATAAATTTGCTTTTTTACCAATGCTTGTTTTCTTGTGTTTAGATCTTGTTTCGTGAGCTTCTTTATTTAAAAGACCTTTGGCCTTAGCCATTGAATTTAAAAAATCCTATTAGACCTACAATAAGTGTTCCAATAGCTAAGATAACTTTAAGTCCACCCTTACCCATAGAAACATCTTGTCTTAACGACTTAACTTCTCGTTTCATTTCTTCTAAAGTTTTTAAAATATTATTCATTCGTTCAGCACAAAGTTTCTCATGTGATGAAAGTCTAACACCAGTAGCGACTTCGCTAAACTCTTTTGGTGTTATTTTTTTTCTAGGCATTATGCAGTGTAACTTCCATTAGCTAAGAATTTTAAAACTGTATCTGAACCTACTGTAGTTATTGTAGGTGAACCTGTGTATGTTCCTGTGTAATCAGAAGTTGCTACTCTGATAATAAGAACTCCATTTCCACCATCACCAGACCTATTAACGTTGTGAGAACCACCTCCACCACCACCAAGACCATCTGTTCCATATCCTGCTGTGCCATTATAATTACCATTACCACCACCACCAGAGCCACCAGTTCCACCAGAACCATTTCCATTTGCAGAACCAGAACCGCCTCCACCTCCTGCGTATGTAATTGACGAACCAGTTATAGAATTTGATATTCCACTTCCACCAGAGCCACCATAACTTGATGAACCATTTCCACCTGCTGAACCTGCACCACCTCCACCTCCTGCAGTAGAGCTTGAATGTGCAAAATAATTAGCACCACCAGAATTTCCTTGACCACTAGTTCCTGCATATCCATTTCCAGTACCATTACCTCCACCAGAGCCACCAGTACTTCCATCATTGTATCTGTTACTTCCTTTACCACCACCAACAGCAGTTAATCCTAATCCAGTTGTGTCTGTTCCACTATTTACACTATTACTTACTGGGTCAGAACTTCCAGTTCCTCCTTGACCAATAACAAAAGAATAAGTTGTTCCTATAAGAAGTGATAATGTTCCTGCAAGTACTCCTCCTGCTCCACCACCACCACCTGCTTCGTAGTAGCTTAAAGATGACGTTCCACCCGCACCACCACCTGCTACAAGTAAATATTGTGAATTATATTGAGGTATTCCCACTGTGTATGAAAATGCTCTATCGGCAGTACCAGAACTTGATGTTGCTCTTAATGTAAAATTATATGTTGTCGCTGTATCAACTGGGTCGCCAGTTATAGCACCAGTAGATGTATTTAATGATAATCCTGCACCAGATAAAACTGATGTCACTTCTGAATAAGTAACTGTCTCTCCATCTGGGTCTGTAGCTGTTGGATTTACATTAACATTTGTAAGCCAATTTGATGCACCTAAAGAACCAGAAGATGTATTCCAAGCAGGTGTGTTATCAATATTAATTTGATTATCTAATGTTCCAACAAATCCTGCACTAGATGTAATTTTAATATCATAAGGTTCTTTTGAATTTTGAAAAGATGATTTAGGAATAATTGCTGTTATTTGTGTTGAACTATTAATTGTCGTAGTTGAAGCTGTAATTTCAGTTCCATCACTACCGACAAAAGAAGCGACATCTCCTGTGGTAAAATGTTTTCCAGTAATTACAAAAGTTTGATTACCACCTCCTGCACTATCTACGTTTGTATCATCAACAGACGAAACAACAGGTGGTGCTAACATCTCATGGAAAGTTGTACCATCATAACCTTCAAATTTTCCTGTTGTAGAATTAAATCTAAATTGACCTGCTGTAGAGCCACGTTGTGCTGTCGTACCACTAGCTACTTTAGTACCTTCAGTACCAGTATCGCTTATGTTTTCAAATGATACATCAAGATTACTTCCTGCTATCTTACCATTAGATGTAGAAAGTAATTTAGAGAGGTCTCTAGCTTTTGTCATTTATTTATTTCCTATAATTTGTTGTTGTGTGAATTTTGTAGGCTAGATATTTCTACCTAGCCTTTAAGTTTATAAAACTATTGTGTTAGCTTCATCTTCAGTTAATGCTTCTCCTGCAATTAACTTAGCTTTAGCACTAGCTTTTAAAGTTTCTTTTTCAGTTATTGCGTTAGCTTCAGCAGTTTGTAATTCTTCTTTTTTACTTTCAACTGCTGTTTCATCTATTGCAACTTCATTCTCATTTTCATCAAATGCTGTATCACCTCTTACAGTCACTACATTTGGATATAATTCTTGAATTGCTTGAAATTTAAAATTTTCTATTGGTTTCATAATTATACTCCTATTTCTAATAATGACATTGTTTGATATGCACTAGAACCACCTACTCTTACAGTAGTTCCACCTTCAGATTTAATATATACTTTATAATCTATCTGGTTTGTTGTGTTATGAGTAGTGTCATATAAATTAAGAGAATGTTCTCCACCTGTATCAGCAGAATACAAGAACCACCCACTTTCTAATAATCTCCATTGTGAATAACCACCACCATTAATTTGTCTATAAATCGCAAGGTGTAGTGAACCCCCACCAGTTTGAAACATACCACCAAGCATTCCTGTTAGCCAAATTTTATTAGACGCTGAAGTTGGTGTAATTGAATTAACAAGTGATGTGACAACAAAACTTGTACTTGTTGTAGAAACTTCCTGTGTTGTTTCAGCATATGTTTTTTGAATTAAACCACCAGAAGCATCTGCATATTCGGGTGCAGTAGCACCAGAGTTCATTTGTAATACTTGACCTGCTGTACCTTTTGGAAGTCTTTGTAATCCACTTCCATCTCTGTAAAGTATATCGCCTTGTGTTGTTAGTGTTGATGTTAAGTCTGTTCCATTAGTACCATTAGTACCTGCCGAACTCATTATATTCCAGTAAGCTGTTGCGTTGCCTACTGCTTGATTTGAATGTGCTTGAATACAAACATAACTATTTCCACCTGATGAAACTACATCATCAACAGCGTAAGATGTCGAACTATTGTAAGCACCCTTCCAGTTAAATTTGATAGCACCCAGATTTATTGTTGCCATATTTGTTTCCTTATATTGTTGATATTAAATTGCCATTTGTATTAACGCTAAAGACAAAGCCTGAAGCACTAAATAGAACATCATCAAAGTTGGCATATTGACTTTCGGTGATGTTATCTTGACCTTGATTGGTCGTAATATATCTAACTGCATTATTTGCAGGTGTTGGTGTATTTGCTTGTCCACCCATTCCTGAGTGAGACGAACAATAATAATAAAGTGTTGGTGCATCTGATGCCACAACTATAGTCACTTGTGTTGAAGAATTTACAGTCACACCTGTAGTGTAAGCATTTGAATTACCACTATCTGTAGAAAATCTAAATGGGTGTGCTGAGGGGTGATTAAATATGTAAGTATTACCCTCGTATAATTCTAAAGTATCTTGTTGAACACCATCTATAAAATATTTATTTGAACCACCAACTGAAGAAACTGTAACTGTTTTAACTAAAGTAGATGGATTGTAATATTTTTCAAAACCATAAACTTCTGCTGAAGAAGCATTAGAAAATTCTAATCCATTTGCTGAACTGTTCATAACAAGAGCTTGTCCTGCTGTGCCAAATCCTGAAGGTGTATCTGTTAAATCTTTAATTGATATGTTAGCTAATTGGAATGT